TAGTTATCATTCTAAAAATCCTAAATCTGATGATAATCTAGAATTATTTTCTGATGGAAGAATAAGCCAGTTATCATGTGTGTTGCAATTAAGTGAGGGTGTTACTATACCAAATCTTAAACAAGGTATAATTATGCATGCATATGGCAATGAAAGAAAAACAGCTCAAAGAATAGGTAGATTATTAAGACTTAATCCTACTGAGACAGCAACCTGTCATATATTATGTTATAAAGGCACTCAAGATGCAAAGTGGGTAGCTGATGCAATTAAGTCTTTTGATACAAATAAAATTAAATACTATAATCCACTAAAAAGATAAAATTATGGGAAAAATGAAAGAAATATTTATAGAGCAAATGGAAAAAGAATATAATGGTGACCATGATGCATACATTAGAGCTCAAGCAGAACAAGCTTGTGAAGAGTTCTTAAAAGATGAAGAGCATATGTGTCCTAATTGTATGAATCCAGCACTTGAAAGCAATGAAACAGAATCAAGATGTATAAATTGTGGACAAAAATATGTCTGGGTTGACTCAACATTAAGATACAAATGATGATCTTTAGTTTTGATGATGATGATTTAATGATAGATTTTCATTATGAATATGAAGCGGGAGAACCAGCAATACATTCATATTCTAACGGTGACCCTGGACATCCGGGAACAGATCCTGCAATTCTTTTGCATTATGCATATATACTATTAAAAGATAAAAATAATAATACTGTTGAGGTAGATGTATTACCAATTATTACTAGTCTTAAAATAGATATAGAATTTATTGAAGAACAAATATTAGATCAAAATGAATAAAAATTATAGAAATTATAAAAGTAATCAGGATATGATACCTGAACATATGAAAAATAAATATAAAATATTAAAGTGGAGTATGTACTTTGGTATATTATGTTTAATAATTGTTGTTGTATTTGAATTTTTTAAATTATGAAAGGAGATCACCAACATATTATAGAAACTATTTTAGAAGCAACTGCTTTACATACAATAAGCAAACCTAAATCTAATTGGAGATTAAAAGTTTATCCTCCACCTAAACTTTGGATAACAAAAGAAACACTTAAATTAAAGAGTGTATATAATAATGAAAGATAATATATTTATAAAAGCCAGTGTAAAGAATGGAGAATTACATTTTCCTATAAAAGCTACAGGGACTAAGTATAGAAAGTTTCTTAATCAATTGACTGATGATTCCAAGTTGGAAATCTTCATAGGAGTAAGTGGAGATAAAGGAAGCAATCCTCAATTGGCAAGATTACATGCTATGATAAGAGAAATAGCTCAAGAAATAGGATATACTTTTGAAGAAGCTAAATTAGCAGTCAAAAGATCATCCGGGTTATGCTTTGTAAGAGATAAACAAGAATATTGTAAATCTTTTGGGGATTGTGATAAGGGTGAACTTAATTTAGCTATACAATCATGTATAGAAATAGGAGACTTTAATGGAATGCAGTTAAGATGAACCTTTTGTCATCATACTTTGTAGTTTTAACATATCTTCTGTAGTATCCACACCTTTTTTCATTTTTTCAACTACTGTTTTAAAATCATCTTCATCAACATTTGTTTCTTGTACATTTTCAAGGCCTTGTTCACCAGCATGCCATTTTAATGTTTGAAGGATGGAATATAAACAATATAAATCTGCTTCCCATTTAGTTAATTCAGGTGGGTTTTCAGGAACATAAGAATTATCTTCTTCTTTCTTTTTAGCCATTAAAGCTATTTCATCAAACTTCTTAAATGTATCACCAATAGTCAAAATAGTATTTTCATCATCTAATATTAAATTATGAATAATACCTTGTAAACTAGTAATATATATTGTTGAAAGTTTTATATTTTTTATAATATCTTTATGATCATAAGTAACATAAGTTTGTAATCTTTTTGGTTCTTCTTTTTTTAGTTTGTCTGACATAATAATTTAATTTAATTTACAAATATACTTTAATATATGGAAAATATAGAAATAAACATAACAAATATAAGAGAAACACTTGAAACTAAACTGACAGACAGTGGATGGGACAAAATGTTATCTCCATATATAAACGGCTTAAGCTTTGATCACATTGTTTCAACATTAGTAGATAATGTAGAAAATGGTAGAAGATTTACACCTAAGTTCAAAGAAATTTTCAATAATTTTTATGAATGTAAATATAGTGACTTAAAAGTAGTAATAGTTACACAAGATCCTTATACTCAATTAGGAGTTGCTGACGGAATAGCATTTAGTTGTTCTAAAAAAGATAAAACAGAAAAAGCTCTTGAATATATGTTTAATGCATTACATGGAGACCATGAAAATCATAATAATGATTTAAGACGTTGGTCTAACCAGGGTGTGTTATTACTTAATACTGCATTAACATGTGAAATTAATAGAGTGGGTTCACATTATGGGATTTGGAAAAGCTTTACTTCATATTTATTTGATAATATTAATAGACATAATTCTAAAATAATATTTGTTCTAATGGGTAAAAAAGCTGAAGAATGGATTCCGTTATTATCAAATCAATTAATATTTAAGGTGGCCCATCCAATGTCTGCTATTTATAATAAAGAAAGATGGGAACATAAAAATATATTTAATAAAGTAAACACAGCATTAGAAAAACAAGGTAAAACTTGTATAGACTGGTAATATTTGTTATATTTGTAAACTATAAAAATCAAAATCAAATATCTAAAAACCAGGAACTTACAGCTGATCAAGATGTATCTACAGTAACAAGCAAATTTTAGATGCATATAAATAGAATAATAGAAATATAATCATATGTGGGAACTATTCCAAAAAATATTACAAGCAAACTTGACACCAAATCAATCATTAATACTGTTTGGGATGAAGCAAGGAATTACTTTATCTCAAATAACACAAGAAGATAAGGACAAGTTAGTTAAAGAAGGTTATCTAGTTAAAACTGATAACCTATATACAATGACTCCAAAAGCAAAATTACTTATAGTGCAGTTAGATAATTATTTTATTAAATCAAAAAAGAAAACTGATATTCAATTAATGGGTAAAAACTTTGTAGATACTATTAATAGTTATAGAGAAATATTTCCAGCAAAGAAATTACCTAGTGGTAAACCTGCTAGAAATAATGTAAAAGCTCTTGGAGAAGCATTCAGGTGGTTCTTTGATACTTATGATCATACATGGCTTGATGTACTTAAAGCAACTAGAATGTATGTAAATGAATATAGAGATGCTGACTATTTATATATGCAAACCAGTCAATACTTCATATGTAAGCAAGATAAGCATAGAGTTAAGCATTCAACTCTAGCAGATTATTGTGATATGATTAAGGAAGGTGTAAGTACAGAAGATGAACATTTTAAAGATAAAGTAGTATGAAAAAGAAAGAATCATGGATTGGACAATATGCTGCCTTCAATGAGGCACTTAAATATATGTATGCTAGGTCAACTGGAGATGAAAAATCTATATATACTCCGTGGCCTAAGTTTAATGATGCTGCCACTGATGGTTTAGAGTGGAATACTCTTACAGTAATAGGTGGAAGACCAGGTTCAGGTAAGACTTTAATTAAAGATCAAATCATTAGGGAATCATTTGCACTTAATCCTGATGATGACTTTAGAGTATTAGAGTTTCAATTTGAAATGGTTGGTAGAACCTCAGCAATTAGAGAGTTTAGTTCTGTTACTGGTAAAACATATAAAGAATTATGTAGTGCAGGTTCAATATTAAATACCTCTACTTTGAATGATTGTCATCAATATGCTAAAGGTAGAGTTAAAAATCCGGTAGATATAATTAGTACTCCTATGACTGTAAATCAAATGCGTGAGCAAATTGATATGTATATGAGTTTACATAAAGGGGTTAAAACTATAATTACTTTAGATCATACTATGTTAGTAAAGAGAGCACCTTATCAGAATAATACATTAGATATGTTATTTGAATTAGGAGAGTTTTTTACACAATGTAAAAGAGATTATCCTTGTTTATTTATTGCCCTGTCACAATTAAACAGAAATATTGATAGCCCAGATAGAGCTATTGATGGTAAGTATGGTAATTATATTCTTGAATCAGATATATTTGGTTCAGATGCTATGTTACAACATGCTGATATGTTAATAGGTATCAACAGGCCAGCTAAACAGAAGATTAGATTCTATGGACCTGATAGATATATGATAGAAAATGATAGAACATTGGTGCTTCACTTCTTAAAGGCAAGAAACGGTGATGCAAGAATGAGTTTCTTTAAAGCAAAGTTTGAACAAATGCAAATTGAAGAAATGGCAACACCAGCTCAGCAACAAAGAAGATGATAAATACAAAAAATATAAATAATAAAGATATGGGGCTAACACCTGCACAACGTAAAGAAAAAGTATTAAAATTAAAAGAAGAACATCAAGATTACTTTGATATAAGCAATCATAAAAATGTTCTATATATTCCTAAGATGGCATACAGGCCATCAGGTAAAGATGAACTACATGTAAGCTTCTTTCCTAGTGAACTAGAAAAGGAAGAAGATGTATATACTGAATTTGTAAGTATAGATTATGATTCTGAAGATCCTAAAAGAACTTTATATCTTCATAAATATAATCCACACTGGAAAGAAGAGTATGAACTAATTACTTCTAACTCAGGATTTCAAAGACATTTAATTCCTGTAACAGAATTAAAAGTAATTAATGATGTAACTAGTAGAGGTTGGGATAAACAAACTGCTCTTGAAGAAGGTATGAAAGGAACTGATAAAAATGAAACTATGACTTTATTTGATTTACCTAATCCTGATGCAACACCAGAATCATCATTAGTGGACAAATTAGAGGAAATAAACCAGACATTAATAACATTAACTAAAGTAATCAATAAATTTAATAAATAAAATGGCACAAAGCGTATTAGTAATTGCTGACTCAGGTACAGGAAAGTCTACCTCAATCAGAACATTAAACCCAGATGAGACTTTCATTATAAACATAGCAAATAAACCTTTGCCGTTTAAAGGTTGGAAAAAGCAATATACACAGATCAATAAGGATAACCCTGATGGTAATTTAACATCTGCATCTTCTTCTGCAGGTATCATCAAGGCAATTAATTATGTAGATCAAAAAAGACTTGCAATCAAAACTTTAGTGGTAGATGATTGGCAATATATGAGTTCTTTTGAATATTTTGATAGAGCTAATGAGAAAGGTTATGATAAGTTTACTCAAATTGCAGCTAATCTTGCCATGGTGGCAAAGTTACCTAAAGATTTAAGAGAAGACTTAACTGTAATTTTCTTAACTCACTCAGAAGATTCAACTGACATAAATGGAAATAGAAAAATTAAAGCTAAAACTATAGGTAAAATGATAGATAATACTTTGACTTTAGAAGGTCTATTCTCTATTGTGTTATTTGGTAAAGTAAATAAAAAAGATGATGGTGAACTTGAATATGGTTTTGAAACTCAAAACAATGGAGAGAACACTTGTAAATCACCAATGGGTATGTTTGAAGAATTCTTCATCCCAAACAACCTGCAGTATGTAATAGACTGCATCAAAAAGTATGAAGAGTAATAATAAATTAATTAAAAAAAAGTAAATTATGTTAAGTACTAAAGACATGTCTGCCGGAACAGGTGGAACAAAACCAGTAATAGGAACAGGAGATCACAAAGTAAAGATTAATTCTATATCATTTGATCAAACACCATATGATGCAGATGCATTTAATATTATGTTACATATAGAAGGAGAGCCAGTAGTTGGAGAATTCAATGGTTTTTTAAAAGATATGAATAATCCTAATGGCCCACGTTATGAAGGTCAAGTGGGTAGAGTGAGATTTTCACCTTATCCTTTTAAAGATGCTACATTAAATAATGGTAATGAAATTAGTAGAGATACTGAAGTATTGAAAGCTATGGTATTTTTATCTGAAGTAGTAGATAAGAGAACTGAATTAGATGCTATTGAAGCAAATACAATTGAAGACTTTATGGTTAAGTGTAATGTTGCATTATCTAATACAGGTTATATTAATGCATGCTTAGGAGCACGTGAATGGGAAAACAAAGAAGGTTATGTAAATAATGATTTGTTTTTACCTAAAAGAACTAGACAGGGTGCTCCATTAGAAGCATTAGATACTGAAGGATCAAACCTATTAACATTTGATAAAACGGATAAAAATCATTTTAGAGCAATAGTTAAAAGTGTTGCTCCTACAACCACCAGCTTTGAACCAGCTGCTGGATCAGGAGATGACTTTGATCTATAATATTTATTAAAAGATTGGGGTTAGTATAGTGCTAGCCCCAATTCTTTTTAATATTTTAGCATCATGTTTAATACTAAAAACTTTGTACTAGAAGGATCAGATGTACCAAGTACGTGGGTTTTCCAATACTATTTAGAATTATCAGAGAGATTAACTGGACAAGATGTAAAAATTGTATCAGTCTTTAATCCTAATGAAAAAACACCAAGTTTTTGCATATATGTAGATAAAAATATAATGCAATATAAGTTTAAAGATTTTTCAACTGGTAAAAGTGGCAACAAAATTGACTTAGTTAAATTAATGTTTAACTTAGAATTTTCTGCAGCTATGAGAAAAATAGTACAAGATTACAACGCACATGTAAAATCATCTGAATATATTGAACAAAAATTTCAACCTCAAAGTAAATGGGAAGTTGATTTTATTAAAATAAGACAGTGGAATGTAAGAGACACTGAATATTGGTTACCTTATAGAATAGGAATGAATATGCTTAATACTTATAATGTTAAACCAGTGGAGTATTATAATTTAATAAAAGAGGAAAATGGTGAAATTAAAAAACTAAAAATAACTAGTAATAATTGTTATGGTTACTTTGATAAGAACGGTGAAATATATAAAATATATCAACCACTTAGTAAGTCTCATAAGTTTCTTAAAGTAAAACCCTATCTTCAGGGTTTTGATCAATTAGAATTTAATCAACCTTATTTAGTTATTTGTTCCTCTCTTAAAGATGCAATGTGTATTAAAGGTATAGGTTATAATATAGAAGTTATAGCTCCTGATAGTGAAAATACAATGATTAAACCTCATATAATTACACATCTTAAGAAGAAGTATAAAAAAGTAATAACTCTTTTTGATAATGATGAAGCGGGTAATAATGCTATTAAAAGATATGCAGAAACATATAAAATCAATGGTTTTGTACCAATTATATGCAAAGACATATCAGATGCAATGGCAAAACATGGCTTAGATGATGTTCACGCTATGCTAAAACCATTATTAAAAAAGACATTAAAACAATAAATATGAAATGGTTTATACCGGGCTCAGTGCCCAGCAGTAAAAATGGAAGAAGATGGACAGGTAAATACTTTATAGCTAGTAAAGCTGTAATGAATTATAGAAAAATAGCTAAAGATTATTATGCAAAATATGCAGAGGAGTTTAAAGCTGAGCTAGCTAAACATTCATTACCAGCAAAGATATCTTTTACATTTATTAGAGGAAGCCGTCATAAGTTTGATTATATTAATCCTGCACAAACAGTACAAGATGATATGGTCAAAGCAGGATGGATTGAAGATGATAATTGTGAATTTATTTTACCAGTCTTTGTTCAGTATAGTTATGATAAAGAAAATCCAGGTGTTTATATTGAAATACTAAAAAATGACAAAAAAGAAAATAATAACAATTGATGAATTTTTCAGACTAAAAGAAATGCTGCAAGGCTTACCTGAAGATAAAGATATAGCTTTCCAAATATATTCTTCTCAATATGAAGATAGAGAGATGCTTGATCAACTTATGTCTAAAGCATTACTATTTGAAGATAGAAAGAATTTTGTTGATGCTATTAGATTTAAGTTTAAAATAAGAACAGCAGATACCCTTTATACCTTTATAGATGTAGAGGAAATGAATTTAGTCTACAAACATATATTAAATAAAATAACAGGAGATGATAAATATCCAAGACCAGGTAGCTAGAACTACCAAAACATTAATTTTTACAGAGCCCTTTTATGGGCTCTTTTTGATTGGTATCAATAAAATCTACAGTGAGCAAATTCCTACAGCAGGAGTAAGCAAGCGTGGTATTGGTATGCAATTGACTATAAACCCTGAGTTCTATATGAACTTAAGTGAAGATCATAGATATGGGTTAATAAAACATGAACTATTGCATATAGCATTTGGGCATTTATTATTAAGAGATTTATATTCAGATCATAAGTTATTTAATATAGCTGCAGATTTAGAAATTAATCAATATATAATAGAAAGTAATCTGCCAGATGGCGGGTTGTTGTTAAGTAGTTTTCCAGAATTAAATCTTCCTAAAAAAGCAGGTACTAAAAAGTATTATGAGTTATTAGAGAAAGCACAAGAAGATAATACATGTCCTTCATTAGATGGTTTATTAGATCAAATGGATGGAGACTCTGAATATTGTCATAGTACATGGAATGAATTTGATGATTTATCTGAACCAGATAAAAAACTATTACAGAAACAAGTAGAGCATCAATTAAAAGAATCTGCAGAACAAACAGTTAAAAAGTGTGGTAATATACCAGGAGAAATGTCTGATATTATACATAGACTTACACATATTGAACCTGCTAAGTTTGATTGGAAAGGTTATCTTAAAAGATTTGTAGGAAACTCTTCTATAGTATATACTAAGAAGCTGAGGCGTAAGTATAATAAAAGATATGCTGCTAATCCCGGACTTAAGATTAAGTTTAAGAATCACATTCTTGTTGGTGTTGACACATCAGGTTCTGTAAATAATGATGAGCTTAAAGAATTTTTTAATGAACTAGCACATATGTGTAAAACAGGTCACAAGATTACAGTAGCTCAGTGTGATACTAGCTTAAGAACAGTAGAAGAATTTAAACCCAAAAAGAATTGGGAAATACATGGTAGAGGTGGAACATCATTCCAACCTGTAATTGACCACTATAATGAAAAGAAAGGAGTTTATACAGCTCTAGTATATTTAACAGATGGTGAAGCATACCCACCAGATAACTGCCCAAAGAATACTTTATGGTGTTTAAGCAGTATATCTAGTATGAATGATGAGTTACCAGGACAAGTAATTAAATTAAATTAATAAAAAAGAAAATGGCACAAGTAAATTTAAACGTAACAGAATTAAAAGGATTTGTAAATCATATTATAGAAAATAATAGATTTTTACAAAAAAATGGAAAATCACCAGTATCTATAGAAGTAGTAGGTGAATCAGGTATTGGTAAAACTTCCACTATAGTAGAATTAGCTGCAGAAAACAAATTAAAATTTGTAAAGCTGAATCTTGCACAGATAGAAGAATTAGGAGATTTAGTTGGTTTTCCTGTTAGACAATTTCAAATGTATAAGGAAAAAACAATATCTAATCCTAATAAAGCAATTGATGACCTAAATTATACAGCAGCACAAAGAACTGCTGCAGCATCAGATCTAGCAAAAATGCCAGCAACTATTACAAAAAAAGTTGGTATGTGGATTGATGAACTTGCTGTACAAGAGTATCTAAAAAATGGATACAAAATGACTGGTAAGAACAGGATGTCTTATTGTGCACCAGAATGGATTGCAGATGCAAAAGAGGGTGGTATATTATTACTTGATGACTGGAATAGAGCTGACACAAGATTTATTCAAGCAGTAATGGAATTAATTGACCGTCAAACTTACATCTCATGGACATTACCAAAGGACTGGCATATTATGTTAACAGCAAATCCAGATAATGGAGACTATATGGTTAACAGTGTGGATTCTGCACAGAAAACTAGATATGTAACTGCTAATCTAAAGTTTGATGTTAATGTATGGGCCCAATGGGCGGAGAGTGCAGGTATAGATTCAAGATGTATTAACTTTCTATTACTACACCCTGAACTTGTAACTCAAGAAACTAATGCAAGATCTATAACAACATTCTTTAATTCAATCTCAAGTTTTGAAAAGTTTGAAGAGAACTTATCATTAATTCAAATGATTGGTGAAGGATCTGTTGGAGATGCATTTGCTTCTATGTTTACTACATTTATTAATAATAAATTAGATAAATTAGTTTCACCAAAAGATTTATTGACACATGAAAATGAATCATATATTTTAGGTGAATTACGTAGTTGTATTGGGCAAGATGATACATATCGTGCTGATATAGCTGCAACTCTTGCAACTAGAATGGGTAACTATGCTGTAGTATATTCTAAGGAAAATACTATAAACCAGAAAATTACTGATAGATTGAAGTCTTTAGCTACAAAAGATTATTTTACTAATGATCTTAAGTATTTAATTATTAGAACTATTTTTAATGGTAATAAACAAAAGTTTAATAAATTAATGATGATTCCTGAAATTATCAAAATGACAATGAAATAGAATTATGGCAAATAAATCAGTATATCAAGATTTTAATACTGATGCATTAACTCACTATGGACTAGACAATGACCCTATTTATGGGGTTATTGCTGGTTCTATAGTAGAAGATGTATTAGTAACTCAAGATCAAACAACATATGAAAAAATACACAGTTCCTTAACAGTTCCAACTGAATCTGGGAATACGTTTATACATAAAAAGAAAGCTTTTATTCTTCCAAAATGCAGTGTATCTCAGGACAGACTTAAAGCTGCATTAAAAGAACATAAGATTACTGTCACTAATGATTATACTCAAGCAGATCTTATTGTTGGTCATGATGATATTATTATGAACTTAGAAAATGGTGAGAATATCCCCAGTACTAACATGATGAATAAGTTATGGAATTATGAAATAACAAGTGGAGCAAGTAATGCAGGATCACCTTTACATGTTTTAATTGATAGTCATCCTAATAATGTAATTGTTACTAGTAAAATAACTGAAAAGATCAGGTATTATAATTTAAACATTGAAGATTCTCTTTATGACCAATGGTTAATAACAGGATTGGCAATTAACTTAGCTCATTTAATTGAAACAACTGATTTATCAGTGGTAGATACAGAAACTATATTACATAAATCTGCTAATACAATGATTATGGATGAGCAATTATTAGCTGATTTAAAACTTCAATTGAGTTCAGGTTCAGATGATAGATATTTAGCATCTAAAGTTATACCAGCTATAGATTATACAAAAAATTATCATTTGTTGTGGCAATTTGCACAAGACTGCAGTAGTATCTTACACAATTTTAATAGAGATAAAGATATTCAATACTGGGTTTCACAATCTAATTTTGTAAAATTTGAAAGAAGAAGTGCTCAGGATATGATTTTATGGTTAGAATCAGAAGATAAATTATGTAAAACTACATTTAGATATTTAGAACCTATTGTAAGAAAACAAATAAGCATAAACAATAGAGATCTTTATACCTTTAAAGTAGCAGTTAAAAAAGAATATCAACAATATTTAAAAAATTCAATAAAATGATAAAAAGATATAAATTAATACTAGATATTATCAATAAAGATGATAATGTTGCATGTACTACATCAATAAATGATGAATTTAATAAATGTCAACTTTTAGATTCTGCATTTACATTGAAAGAAAGTGGATTATATATAGGAACAGTAGAGGGATATGATATATCAAAAAAAGAACTTAGTAATTTTTGTCTATTTAATATAGAAGAAAATATTGATCTTAAAGATAAGAGCATATATAGATTTCCTAACTTGGATTTACCTAGACAAAAAGTGGATTTATTAAAGGATAAATTTAATATGAAAGTAATAAGAAATCCTGATAAAGCAGATTTACATGTTGTTTCTGTTAAAACAATAAAACAATTACTTGAAACAAGTTGGACTTCTCATCATAACTTTAAAGAATTTTATGATTTTCTAGTTTTTCTAAAAAATAAAAATCTGTTGTCTGAAAAAGGAAGACAAAAAGCTATTGATATGTTAGCAGAATTACCAAGAGATGCACGTGTATCATTTACTAAAAATTATCATGGTTATGAGAGTACTATATCAATCCATAAACCATTATTTCTTGATGCTAATAATTTAATAGATAAATATTTCCAAGATTTACGTGATAAAAGTCCTACGTTGCGTGATGTAATCATTAAAGATCCATCAGACATTAAAGTATTTCATGAATTAGTTAATTCTAATACTAATAAAGTTTATGATACTGATATATGTGATATTATTGATGCTGACTTAGCTGTATTAGAGACACATCAATTAGATGATATAACAAAAATGATACATAGCTCTAATAAAGAGGATAGAACATTGGCTCTAGAAATGCTTGCTAATTGTAATATTAATAAATCTTTTGATGTTGCATCTGCTATATTTTATTGGGAATATGATTGGTTAAAAGATACTAATAATTGGAATAGTGTAAATGTTAGATCATTTAGAATTAGAATGAAAGATTTTGAAGGAAGTTCTTCTACAGCTACTATTTATAGTTATAACAATTATATTCAACAATTGATTAAGTGTGATAAATTAACTAAATTTGCTGTAGATTATACCAGAAAAAAATTATATATAAATATTCTTGGAAGTCTAGTAGGAAAAGAAGCTGATGTATTTAAGGTTGACTTAGAATCTTTACAGGTAAAAAAAGAAATAAATGAAAATATGAAAATAGAATGTTAAATATAAATATACAAAAAGAAGAAGCTTTTTATGCAAATAAAGATTTTTGCTTTAGTTACTCTTCATTAAATAAATTATTGTTTTCACCATCCTTATTCTATAAGGACTATATATTATGGGACCGTGAGGTCAGAACAGATAAGCACTTAATAGAAGGGAAGCTTATTCACTGCATGCTATTTGAACCAGAAAATATTTCTAATAAATTCAATGTTGTACCGGGGAAAGCTCCTAGTGATAATATTAGAAAAGTATTAAAAGATATGGCTCTTCATACTGATGCAGCAACACTAGCTTCTTGTGAAGATCATATAATTTTAGATTCATTAAAGAATTTAAATCTATTTCAATCTCTTAAAGCTGATGAGTCAAGGATAACTAAGATAAGAACAGAAGATAATGAACCATACTGGGAATTCTTAGGTAACAGTAATATTGATGTAGTTGACCAAGATACTTTACTAAGGTGTACTGAAAGAGTTGAATATCTTAAAAATAATACTGAAGTTATGGGATTATTCTCTGAAGTACAGACAGATTTTGATTTAGATCCAGTAGAGACCCATAGTGAAAAGTATCTTAAATCTAAATTAATTAATTCACCTTTTGGTTTACATGGTTATATAGATTATTATAAAATTAATCATGATTCTAAAGAAGTAACTATATGTGATTTAAAAACAACAGGTAAAACTATCTCAGATTTTAAAGAAACAATAGATTTTTATAATTATTGGTTACAAGCTGCTATATATATGAAGTTAGTATATGATACATTAGGAGATAACGCTGATGAATATGATATAGACTTTAAATTTATTGTTATAGATAAATATAATCAAGTATATGTGTTTGATGTAAGTGCTAATACTATAAATGATTGGGCTGATGGATTAGGTGGAGCTCTAAAAACTGCTGATTTTCATTATAAGACAAAAGATTACTCATTACCTATGGAATTCTTAGCTAATAAAGTTAACTTATAATATGACTATAGTATACACTGACTACTTTCAAAAGAGTAAAGTATTTCTTTATCCCTTGTTACATATTAAAAAAGGAATGGCACATGTTCCTATACAAACATATGTAGCATGGGATAATGTTTATGATCTTGATGATTATAGATTTTTTTGTGAATATAAAACAAAAAAAACACCCACCTTTATTAAATTTGAAAAGGATTTTCTTCTTAATCATTCTTTATTTGAAGATAGTATAGAACTAGATGAAAAAAGACATTTATACATCTTTGATTTTACTAAATTAAAATCAGATCATAAAAGATTTGTTAAGGGTAAATACTCTCAACTCACTTTAGAAACTAAAATTAGTATTATAGAATTCTTTGGCTCTAAAGGGAAAATATCTGAATATGTTCAAGGTTTCTTATCTCCTGAAGAAGTGCATGAAGAATACGCATTGTTTCTAGGTGTGGATAAAGAAATTATTGAATCAACATATGAAGTATGTACTCCTCCTGATATAGAAAAAGAAACTTTATTTGATAATAATCAAATAATTAAGCAATTATTAAAAAGAAGTTCTATATCTTTGACAAAATAAAAATTTATACTATGACAAAAAATATTGGACAGAACATGATGCTAGTAAATTCTAGCTTTAGAAATGCCAAGTCATTTACTTTGATACCTGTGAGCTCTGACTCACCATATGTAGAAGCTATGTTTGACCCTTCGTCAAGCATCTTAGCTGTAATTAGTAAGGTTATGAAACAATCTTATCACATGGTTGCAAAACTTGATGATGAAGGACAACCTATGAGACTTAAAACACCAAATCAACAAACTGGTAAAACTGTTAAAGAAGAAAGAAGATTAGTGGATACTTTTTCTGAATTCTATTTAAGTGATAAAAAAGACATTGAAACTTTTATTCACATGTTTGCTATAAATGCTGGAGATTTTGATTACAATGAATTTTTTGTTGATACTAAAGAAACAAAAGTTTCTAACCTTATAGTACCTGGTCAATAATTTGAGTTTATAACTCTCTATTAACTAAAAAATAAACCTCATTGACTTGGGGTTTTTTTGGCTATAAAATTAATTAATAAATGAAAAAACATTGGGTAATGGACTATGAAACCTTGGCCAATTGTTTTACAGGTGTATTTGAACATTATAAGACTCAGGAAACTGAAATCTTTGTTGTTCATGATCTGCAAAATGATTTACCAGAGTTCATTAAGTTCTTAGAAAATAACATAAATAACAAAGAGTGGCATATATCCTACAATGGATTAGCTTTTGATGCACAGATCACTCATTATATATTAGATAACTATTTTCTTTGGAAAGATTTAAGTGGTTGTGAGATAGCATCAATTATATATAAATATGCTCAGAAATGTATTACTAAATCTAACAATAGAGAATTCAGTGATTATCCACAATGGAAGATGAGAATGGGTCAAATAGATGTATTTAAAATGCATCACTGGGATAATCCAGCTAAACGTTCAAGTCTAAAGTGGATACAATATAGTATGGATTGGGAAAATATCCTAGATATGCCTATTCATCATGAGACAAAGATAACTACACAAGATGAAATAGATGTAATCTTAGAATATTGTATAAATGATGTTAAATCTACTAAAGAAATCTTTAATAGAGCTAAGTCACAGATAGGTTTAAGGAAAGAACTCACTAAAACATATGGTATTGATTTATTCAGTGCATCTGAACCCAGAATAAGCAAAGAAGTTTTTGGTTATTTCTTAACTCAGAAGCTTAACATACAAAAAAGAGATCTTAAAGTAATGAGAACCTATAGGGATACAATAAAAGTATCTGATATAATATTACCTTATATTTCATTTACATCCTTAGAATTTAAAACAATACATGAAAGGTTTAAATCTTTAGAAGTTGATGCAAGCAAACTTAAAGGAAGCTTTAAATATAGCATTAACTATAAAGATGTTAAAACTGATTTTGGTTTAGGAGGTGTTCATGGTGCTGCTAAGAAAGGTATTTATGAGAGTGATGAAGAAATGGTAATAATGTCTTCAGATGTTACTAGTTTTTATCCTAATCTTGCTATTAAAAATCAATTTTCACCTGGTCATTTCCCTAAAGAAGCATTTTGTGATCAATATGAATGGTTCTTTGAAGAGCGTAAGAAGATACCTAAGAGCAATCCAATGAACTATGTATATAAGATTATACTTAATTCTACTTTTGGTCTTAGTAATGATGAAAACAGCTTCTTTTATGATCCTGAATTGTGTTTAAAGATAACAATCAATGGTCAACTTACATTGATGATGTTGTATGAACAAATTATGGAAAGAATTCCTGGTGCTATAGCATTATTACAAAATACAGATGGTGTAGAAACTCTAATTCCTAGAAAATATATTGATGAGTATATGCAAATATGTAAAGAATGGGAAGATAAAACCAATCTTAATTTAGAACATGATAAATATCAAAAACTTATACTAGCTGATGTGAACAATTATATTGGTGTTAATGATTTTATTGATGTTGACATTACTAAATGGAGAGAGTTAAAGCAATCTCAACCTCATTATTTATTTAAAGTAAATAAGGATAAGTTTAGTTTTGCACCTGTAAAGTTAAAAGGTAGGTTTGATTTTCATGATCTTCAATTGCATAAGAATAAATCTAAATTAGTAATACCTAAAGCAATATATCAATATTTTGTTAATGATATATTACCTGAACAGTATCTAGAAGAAAATATGAATATTCTGGATTATTGTATAGGAGGTAAATCTAAAGGGGATTGGAAGCAAATAGCTAGATCTATAGTTGATGGTGAATTCAATGAAGAATCACTTCAAAAAATAAATAGATATTTTGTCTCTAAGAAAGGAGTTAAAATCATAAAGAAAAACAAAAAGGATGGTAGAGAAATTCAATTAGAAGCTGGAAATTGGCTACAAACTGTGTATAACAAAATGGAAGTGAAACCCAAATGGAGTTCTTATAACATTGATAAGGGTTATTATTTGCAAGCTATTGAATCAGAAATTAATGGGATATTATCTGTATCCTCAAATCAATTAAAATTATTTTAAACAAAAGACATGTCAGAAAAAATCAAATTTAATGTAGAAGCCAGAAATGGTTTAAAAAATGGAGTAGATGCTTTAGCTAATGCAGTTAAGGTAACACTGGGCCCTAAAGGTAGAAATGTAATTATTTCTAAATCTTTTGGGGGTCCTCAAATAACTAAAGATGGTGTTACAGTTGCTAAGGAGGTAAAACTGGATGATCCTTTAGAAGATATGGGAGCTCAAATGGTAAAAGAAGTTGCTAGCAAAACTAATGACTTAGCTGGAGATGGAACTACCACGGCTACAGTTTTAGCTCAAGCTATAGTAACTGAAGGACTTAAAAATGTAGCAGCTGGAGCAAATCCCATGGACTTAAAGCGTGGTATAGATAAAGCAGTTAGTCTTGTTGTAGAACAATTAGGAAAGGTATCTACTTTAGTAGGTAAGTCTTCTGATATGATAGAACAGGTTGCAACTATATCTGCTAATAGTGATAAAACTATTGGTTCTTTAATTGCTAAAGCATTTATTAAAGTTGGTAATGAGGGAGTTATAACTGTAGAAGAGGCTAAAGGTATGGAAACATATGTGGATACTGTTGAAGGTATGCAGTTTGATAGAGGATACTTAAGTCCTTACTTTGTTACTAACCAAGATAAAATGGCTGCTGAATTAAGCCATCCTTATATTCTTATCATTGATAAAAAAATATCTGTGATGAAAGACATGCTGCCTATTCTTGAATTAGTTATGGGATCTGGTAAGTCTTTGCTTATTATTGCTGAAGACATTGACGGAGAAGCATTAGCAACCTTAGTGGTCAATAAGATTAGAGGTGGCTTAAAAGTTGCAGCTGTCAAGGCTCCTGGATTTGGTGAAAGAAGAAAAGCTATGCTAGAAGATATTGCTATCTTGACCGGTGCTACAGTTATAACTGAAGAAGGAGAAATGGCTCTTGAAAATACAGATTTAAGTATGCTAGGTACTGCAGAAAATATAACTGTAGATAAAGATAATACTACAATTGTTAACGGCATGGGTAACCCTGAGTCTATTAAAGAAAGAATTAATAATATTAAGTCACAAATTAATACTATAGATAGTGAATATGATAAAGAATTGATACAAGAAAGATTAGCTAAGTTATGTGGAGGTGTAGCAGTTCTTTATGTAGGTGCTGCTAGTGAATTAGAAATGAGAGAAAAGAAAGATAGAGTTGATGATGCACTTGCTGCAACCAGAGCTGCTGTAGAAGAAGGTGTTGTACCTGGAGGCGGTGTTGCTTTACTTAGAACAGGTTTGATCTTAAATGCTTACATGTCTCCTATTGATGATGAAATGACTGGTGTTGATATTGTGTCAAGAGCTATACAAGCACCATTCAGAACTATTTGTGAGAATGCAGGTGTTAGTGCTGATGTTAAATTAGAAGCAGTAATGTCTAAATCATTTGGAGCAGGTTATGATGCTAAGAATGATAAGTATGTAGACATGCTTGAGGCAGGGATTATTGATCCTTGTAAAGTAACTAGAATTGCATTAGAAAATGCAGCGTCAGTTGCTGGTATGATACTTACCACAGAATGTGCTTTAATTAAAGATGAAGATCTTATGAGTGCTATGCCACCAATGGGAGGAATGCCAGGAATGCCTGGAATGTAATTAAAACTATTTTAAAATGTCAAATTCAGAAGATGAATATACTATTGAATTACACAATGTACCTCTAGGTACTTGGGTAATAGTAAAGGGGGACTATGGAACTCCTCCTTCAGGTGCTAAAGCTAAACTTGGCCAAAGATTATTCTTTGCTTATATAGATGGTATGTATAGCTATTGTGAAGATGAAAAGGGAAATCCAGTTCATTTAATAGCTACTGCAGAAGTTTCTATAGATAAAGACCAAGAATTACCTGATTAAAAATTAATTTATTATATTTACACATTAAAAGTTTATTATGGGATATACAAAACCAAAAGAAACATCCAGATGGCATTTAGAAAATGCTGACTTACCTCAACATGGTAAGACATACACAGTAGTATCACATAAATCAGTGATAGAAAATACTCATCAATTATTAAAAGATGCAGGATTTATAATACAAAAAGAAACATATAGAGCAAACATGAATGCCAATGTAGCACAAGGCATATATCATATTTACCCAACTCAAACAATTGATCAAGAGATTGTTACTGAAAGAGAGGTAGGAATGATGTTTGCCTGGACAAACTCTTATGATAAGAGTACAAGATTTCAATGTGCAATAGGTGCATATGTAATGGTTTGTTATAATGGTATGATAGCCGGTGACTTAATGAATTTTAAAAGAAAGCATACTGGTTCAGCTGATTATGATGTTAAAACTCATATAGCAGATCAAATTAAGAATGCTGAAAAACATTATAAGCGTATCATAAAAGATAAAGAATTAATGAAAACTATTGATTTAGACTGTAAGCAAAAGTCTGAATTAACAGGGAGATTGTTTATTGATGAAGATATACTTGATTCACAACAAGTTAGCCTTATAAAAAAAAGCATTAAGGATGATGATAAAGATCCTTTTAATCTTACTGCTTGGGCTTTTTATAATTATGTAACATTAGCATTAAAGAAAGCTCATCCAAGAGATTGGATGCAAGATAGTCAAGACTTCCATGATTTTATGATGGCTGAGTGTGTTAGCTTATCAGTAAAAACATCTAATGATTCTATTAAAAAATTAGATATTATTATGGAAGATACCCCAGAATATATTGAGGTAGATGAAATTAACCAAAATGTATTTGATAGGAACTATTAGTAAATGATAAAAACACTTATACTATTTTTATTACTTGTTCTTTGCTTTTATATAGCAAGCAGGAACAATTTAAATGAATGATAAAATTAGGCTGGAGTTTAAGTTTTTGCATTCTTGAGCTCCAGCCTTACTTAATTAATTATGACAGAAACAATTAATCGTGGTAAATACATATATCAAAGAATGGGCCCTATTGATGGACTCATTCACATAAGACAAATAATTTATTTAATAGATAGAGAAGAAGAACTCAATGAATATTGGGTTAAAGTAGAACAATCTTTTCTTTCAGAAAAAACAAAACAAAATGACAATAATAATATCAGATGCAGGTGATGAACAAAAAGGTACATCAATAACTAAAGAATTATAAAAATGATTATAGAATTAATAATGGTAGCTTTATTTACTATAGCAGGAATAAGTTGCTTTATAGGTAGTAAAAGAAATAAAAAAAATAATAAGCTAGAAAATAGAATAGATAAAGTTGTTACTTTAACTGGTGGTCTAGCTCATGATAGAATCTATGAACATAAAAAAAAGAAATGAAAGGAATAATAATAGGAAAAATAAAAGAAACTCATAGTAAACATTATTATGAAAAAGATAGAAATACTGGTGTTATAGATACCTGTGAATCACAATATCCTGAAACTGCTGCTGAATTTAAAAAAATACAAGCAGAACAATATGAGTTATTCTGCAGGAAACAAATGGACTATGGTCCTAATAATATTGCTTTAGGTAGAGATCTAACAATACATGATAATAAATTATTTAGTCATCAGGGCTTATGGTTTAGAATGAATGATAAAATATCTCGTATACAAAATTTACTTTGGAATAAGAAAAAAGAATATAATGAATCTCTAGAGGATTCTTGGATTGATTTAGCTAACTATAGTGTTATAGCTTTAATAGTTAACCGTGAAAAATGGGGAAAGTAAAGAGAAAACGTGGAAATATAGTTGTAATTTGGCCAAGTAAAATTTACAAAGGGGTGGGCATAAAGGCGTTTTTGCCATAATGTTAATACTCTTGTTCACCCCGGAGTAAACTTGAGGTCGCAAAATGAGACCACAAACAATCACACTACAATGTGATTATGAGATAAATATAGTGATGAAAGTAAAAGAATTATACCTATAGTGACAATAGAATGTGATTAATTTGTGACAAAAGTGTTAAATGGAAACAACACAAATATGGAGATATTGTTAAGTGTAATGAACACTTTATTGGAGATAAAAGAAGAATAACGCAGCCACTGGATGCACAACTTGAAATCACAGGTTGTGATAACAAGTGGTAACAAAATGAAGATAGTATTATTCTCCTGACATCAGGAAGATGGTTGTGCAAATAGTGCAATTAATGTGCAATACGGACAATAACGGCCAATTAACGGCCAATTAAAATAATAAATATGGACAAAAGAGATAATGTTGAATTAGAGCAGTATGTCAACCAAAAACTACTTGAAGAATTAGAGCAAATAGCTGAATTAGCTAAACCATTAAGATATTCAGATAAGCATGATATACTATTAGATAGAATTGAGGAATTAACAGGTGTGATAGATGAAACTTTAACACTAAATGTAAATAAACTGAATAGATTAGAGCTTATTAACCACGCTAAGAATGACAAAGCAGTTGGTAGATTACTAACGTTATACAAGGAGTTAAAAGACTTCAAGAGCTTAGAGTTATCAGTACAAGATGATGGCAAGACATTAAAAATATTTTTAAATTAAAACAATAGATATGAAAATTTGGCACATAGGAGATACACATACGTATCATGACCTTCTAACAATACCAGAAAATATTGATATGGTTATATTTAGTGGTGATTGTTCTAACCCAAGAGACCCTTATCATAATGAACCACAAGTTAGGGAATTTATAGATTGGTTTGGTGCACTACCTATACCTCACAAAGTATTTATTGCTGGTAATCATGATACATCTATTGAGAGAGGTTTTGTTACTAAGACTGATTTTGATGTTGCAGGTATTCATTACTTAGAAAACACTCATATTACTATAGAGGGACTTAAGATATTTGGTTCACCTATCACTCCTTCATTTGGAACAGGTTGGGCATTTAATAAAGCAAGATTCAAGTTAGATAGATTTTGGACTAAAGCAATAGATGTAGATACAGATATTATTGTAACACATGGTCCTCCTATGGGGATATTAGATGCTTCTTATGATAGAGCAAATAACTTAGAGTTCTGTGGTGATAAATCATTACTTGCAATATGTATAGTAATGCAACCTAAGCTTGTACTATTTGGTCATATACATAACAACAAAGAGATTATCAATGCTGGTACAAGAACTATACCTGGGATGGATACAGTATTTTCAAACGGATCTGTTGTAACAGATAGAAAATTTGGAGAGTTAAGTAGTAATGGAAATATAATTACTTTAAATATATCTTAATTGAAACAAAACATAAGTAAATGTACATAATAAGAAACAAAAGAGTAAAGCCCCTCTCACTAATAAGGGCGTTAAAGATATGAATGGAGCAAAAGAATATTTACACTCAGATGAATTAAATGAATGGGACACAGTGTTTGACCCAGGAGGTAAACAAGAATACACAGAAGAACAACTGATACGCTTTGCAGAGATGTGGGCAAAAGTAAACTTACTGAAAGAATTAACTAATATAGAGGATGAATCTGACTCAGTATCATCTTATATGTATAGTATAAAACATATGTTGATAGAATTAAGAAAATAAATATGAAAAACTGGAATAGCAAAGATAATACATATACTGATATTAAAAGTACACTTATTAAAGATAGAGCTACAAAAATTAATAAATTATATAATGAAGGTGTAAGTGTTAAAGATTTAGCAGTTAAGTATGAATTAAGTGAAAGTAGAATTAGAGAGTATTTAAAATAAAATACTGAATATTAAATCTTTTCCTTAGTCTTTTTCTTAAAAATCTTAAATAAAGATTTTCTCTTATTAATTTTATTCATACATACTGGACATATTGAATCAGATATAGTAACTCTAATTGTATCTATAATAGTAATTAATTCTGTATTATAGTTATAAATAATACTATCTCTATTTACTAATTTTAAACTTTTTAAATTATCTATACTATCTTTATAGAAATTACGGACATATATAATATCTAATACTTTTTGGTTTAATTTATCCTGAACATTCTGGTGGCTTTCTTTTTTATGTTTAAGATGAATAATAGCATCATCTGCTAATATCATCATGCTATCTATATTGTTATTTGTTTCAGATATAGGTTCAACATTTTTATTTAACCCACAACAAGAGGATAGTATAAAAAGTAATATAAGAAATAGCTTATTCATGTATTGTTCTTAAAGTCTCAATAAATTTATTATTTAATACTTTATAATCATTTCTAAGAATAATGACTTCTTCTTGTAAAACTCTTATTTGATTAGTCAGAGTGGTTTTATTATCTACATATAAATAACCTATTGCTATAAGAGATAATAATAATACTCCTGCTATTGGATTAGAGGCAAAGTCTTTAAAGTTTACTATTGATTTCATTTATGCTTTTTTATACTGATCAGTCATTATAGTATTCATAGTACCTAGCACTGTTTTATCTGGTGCAGGCCTAAACCCACCCTGGTTTTTATTAGCATCAGTATTTACTATTGATCCACCTTCTCTTTTAATAGAGTTGTGTGGACTTATAGGATTGCTTGCGTTGTTTGATTGTTGTTTTGCCATAGTTTTATTTATCTCCAAAGTATAGTTCCTACTATTTGTTCAGAAGCTACTGCTGTAACATCTAAATCAGTAGCTAATCCTGTTATATTAATTCCTAATCCTAATTTTAATCCTACTGGTACTGGTAAAAAAACATTATTTACACCATTGGAACCTGCACCAGCCGCAGCTGCAGCAGGAATACATATAGTCATGATAGATAAATCAGTTGCAGAAACCGGTATACTGGCCTTATCAAAGATTCTTACATATGCTGCAGTAGCTCCAGTATTAGTTAAACATATTCCATAAACAGATGCTCCACCTATTTTTATAAAAGTTTCATTTGCTGTAGCAGCTGAGATAATTTTATGAGGTGCTAAAGTACCAAAACCATATTGGTTTGGCATAGCCATATTTTTAGGATACTCACTATTAAGAGATGATGATTCTGAATTGTTATATTGTGTTGCCATATTTATTTATTTAATTGTTTATTATAAAGTGAATCCCATTTCATTTAATCCGTTCCTAACTTCATTGTAATAATATGCTAAACCAGGAGTTTGATCGTTTGTACCTCCTGTTGAAGTTTTTAATAATCCAAGACCTGCATTAAAAGTATCTGGTCTATATGTTATTGTTGGAGTAGTACCTGAAGATAGAACTCTTAAAGTATCAGCATCAGTGTAGAATGATGCTCCATTATCTGCATTAGCTCCAAAGTGCATTAAGTCCATCATTTCTATATACATTAGATTTGGTATAGAAGGTGTGTCTCCTGGTGAGCCCGGAGCTAAATTAGAATTCCATGAACCAATATTTAAAAACATACCTCTATAAATTAAAGGTACTCCTGAAGAACCTCCTGTTTGACTGGTTATTGTTGTTATATTAGATTTAAGATTAAGAACATCATTCACTAAACTAGTATTTGTTGATGCAGTTCTATTAGACCAGTTACATGCTATATTAGGTTGATCAGTATTTTGATTAAATGGAGGATCCATAAAATTACCATAATAACTGCTAGCACATGGATTTGTAAATGCAGGACCATTTCTTGTAGCAGCTTCATCTCCCATACCCATTATTATAACTTGATCAGCACCATCAAACACTTGATTTACAGCATTAGATAAACCTTCACTTTTGTTATATAACATTTGCACTTGTTCTTCTTCACCAGAAACACCTGTATACACATGGCTATTAAATTGATCTTGACCATTTGTTGTTGGATCATTATTACCACTTGCTTTAGTACCAAAACCAGATGTAACATAAAAGTCTTGAAGAAGATTTCTTAGGTTACTTGGACTTGCATAATCTGCTGCTTGTAAAGTATCATCTAATTCAAATTTAAATACTCCATTTGCTGCCATTCCAGCTGACATGTCTATATTATTATTAAACATTACAGTTACCCTTTGATTTGCTGAATCAAAAACAGCACTTGTAACAAAGGTACCTGCAGGAACTAAACCAGTATCTACTCCACCTACAGTATTACTTGCTAACATTCCAGGTCTAATAAATAACCAAGAACCTTTTCCTAAACCATCTACTTGTGTAACATATTGATTACCATTACCACCTGTAGAATTTTGAAATTGAAATGGGCCTGAAGTACTAGAACCATAAGTACCAGCAGCAGCTCTAAAAGTAGAATAAATTACAGGTGCACTAGTAATTTCACCCATTTGTCTAATTGTTTCTGTTATAGAACCAGATGTATCATACCAGAATACAAAATATGTATTTATGTTTGGAATTAAACCTGCAATATTACATGATTGTTGGTCAGTTGTACTTCCATCAGTTACTTCTATAACAGCATTAAATATACCACCTGCTGCAGGATAAGTTCCTGACAATGTGAATGTACAATCATTATTATATACTAAATTTAACCATGATGGTGCTGCAGGAGTTACTGAAACCAAAGACATTGTTAATAAATTACATGCCGTATCATTATCTGATACAGTACCATTATATGTATATACATCTCCTGGGTTTAATTGTGATGTACCAGTACATGCAGTATCTATAGAAGGATTATCAGCTACAGCTAAAACAGTAATAGTTACTGTTGCTATATTACTATCACAATATCCATCATTTGCTGAAAATGTAAATGAATCAACACCAAAATAATCAGCAGTAGGTGTATAAGTATATGTTCCGGTAGTTGTATCAAAAGAAACTGTTCCATTAGTAGGTTGAGTTACTACAGTATAAGTAAGAGTATATGAACCAAATCCATCATCAGTTACAATAACCTGATCACTTAAAGAAGTATCTTCATCTATAGTAAATGCTGAATCAGTTGCTAAAGGACATGAGTTACTAGAGGCTTTACAACAAGCATCCCACTGTAATATACTATTTGTAGTTGATGGAACTTGATAAGTTATATAATTAAATTTGATAGATTCACCAAATAATAATCCTGAAGTTGGATAACCATTATCCACACCTTGAGTCCAAGTAATTTCATTAATAAATGTATCAGTAGTACCAACCCATCCATTAGGGAATCTAATTACATCATCTGCTAATACAGTTCCTGTTTTAATATTTTTTGCAATTACACAACCTTCTACTCCATCAGTTAGATTGACCATGCCTTCTATATTAATATATGGTACAGTTGTATCATCTAAATTAACATAAGCATTAAGTTTTGTTTGCACCCACCCGGATGATATACTCATTGGTAGAGTATCAAAACCTGTAGCAGGAATAATTGATGCTGCATCTCTAAACTTTACTTCACCTCCAGCTGCTGGATCTCTTACTAGTATTTGAACAAGAGTATCATCCTGATCTACAGTTACAATTTTTAACTTACCACCTATAGTTATAGTATCTCCTATACTGTTTTGTGTAATGATAGAATCTTTAAGAGTATCCCAAGAGCATGTTCCTTCTGGACTAGTATAAACAGGTACATAGCCTAAATTGCCTGATAAAGGTTGAGTTCTAGTTAAGTCTTCTGTTATTTCACATACAAGATCACCAAATTTAATTACAAAAGGTTCCATTGTAGGATTATAAGAAGCCCCAGTATTTAATCTACTGCTTTGATAAAGTTTACCAAACTCAAAATGATCTCTTACTTTATCTAGCTTAAGTTTTTTTTTGTTTCTTTTTAATAGTCCTAAGACTTCTTGTATATAAATGCTCATGTTATTTTATTTTATGCAAAGATATTAATTTATTTTTATTTATTTTATGATGCTACACCTGTCCATCTTAGATCAACTCTTGCTTGAGCACTTCCTGCTCCTGAAGTAGTTTGCCTTACAGAAAAGAAAAGAGATTCACTTCCATCAAAATTCATATCAGCATTATTTAAAGTAAAGGGTTGACATACAGGTAATCCACTACCTATTGTATTAATACTTGCAGTAGCAACCAATTCAGTACTATCAGAATTACATGGGTCCCATCTATAAAGGTCTACAACATAAGTTTGTTCTTGATTACCTGTCATTATTAAAAGAGCTCCACATAAAAAAGATACTGCTGCATTTGCATCACAATTATCTTCTACTGCTTTAGCGTTACCAAATACTGTACATCCAAATCTAGCAGCATCAGTCCAACCTGATGGAGCGTTATTATCTACAAAAACAGCATTGTTATGATTGCTTTGAGTAAAGAAAGAACCAAGTAGTATATTAGTAAATCCGTAGTAACCTGATGACATATCAAGTGCTCTTACATTAAACTCAAAATCTGTTATAAAGGATGATGGTGTTGGAGTTGCTGCTCCTGGTGAAGACCAATTTCCTTGTCCATTTAACCAAACCTTATCACTATTACCTGAACCATCTGGTACATACCCTACATTAGAACCACCATCATATGCAAATGTATCTACTGTTACAGCACCAACTGCATTGGTGTTAACAGTCATATTTTCACCTGTAGAATCAACACCGTCAGTTGAACTAATAGATGTTACTGCACCACCTCCACCTGTTCCATTGGTTATAGTCATAATTTGACCTTGGGCATTTACAGTAATATTTGAATTAGTATAAGATCCAACTACTACCCCGGTTGGAACAATTGCAACTGCCATAGTACTTGTACTACCAGCAGTTGTTACAGTAGTGCTTATACCTCCTGCTCCACCAGTTCCAATAATCCCTAGAGTATCATTAGTAACTATAGGGTCAGCACCAGTATTACCACCTATATTCCATGATAATGCAGATCCGGGGGTTTGCCATGTACCATCAGCTCTTAAAAATGTTCTTGTTTGATCTGATGCTATTGAAGATGGAACATATCCTACAAAATTAGATCCACTAAATACATTGTTTTGAAGATTCAATACAGTACCAGCAATTGAAGCATTCATTGGGAAAGTATTATTACTTCCTAAAGTCTGAGATACGGTCTGAATACCAGCAGGTACATTTAAGTTTGATAATTGTACTTTATATACATTGTTATCAGAAGCATCTGAAACTAAAACATAATCTCTATTTTCTGTTGATGCTAAAGTTGGTGCAGTAAGTATAACATTATCTAAACCTAAATAATCTACTTCAAAATTTGTACCATTTAAAGTTATACCATTACTAGCTGTATAACCACCTGTGTTTGTCCACGGAACGTTGACAACTAACTGATCACTTGAGTTAAATTGAACGCCATATGTTCTAGTTGCTGTTTCACTTACATAATTAGCTGCAACTGATTGAACTATATCTGAAAATAATTTACCACCACCTTTTAGAGCTGATGTCATTAAATCTAAATTAACTTGAACTGTATCAGGAACAACACCTACTGTACTTATTCCTACTGAACCATTTATTCTTAAATTATCATTATTTGTTATAATACTACTAACACCACTATCAGCAAGTAAATTAAATTGTGTCATACTACCACCATTGTTATCAGTCCATGGAATATAAACAGCTAACTGTTCAGTTCCTGCAGCCATATGTACACCATAAGTCCTAAATTCTACTACTGGTGTAGCTGCATCTACTATATCTGTTCTTGCCGAGCCTAATTGAGCACCGCCTCTTGCAGCAGTAGTCATTAAGTTTAAGTTGAAATCTATTATATCACCTGCAACACCTGTTGTAGTAATTCCTGTTCCTCCTTGGAAATTTAACACATCAGCATTTACAATTGTTTGACTTACTCCAGCATCTGCAGTAATATTAAATGATGTCATCCCTGTTCCTGAGCCAGAAGGCACTGCCCATGCTCCATCACCCCTTAAGAATGTTTCAATAGTACCTCCTCTTGGTACATGTCCTACATTGTTTCCTCCTGAATAAGCATTAGAAGTTACTAATACTGCTCCTGAGGTTGGAGCTATAGTTAAAGGTGTAGTAATTCCTGTTGAAACCCCTGGAGTTCCTTGCGTTACAGTTGTAACACCACCTGTGTCTGACCAAGGTACATTAACAACTAATTGTCCTGCAGCATTAAACTGGAGACCATATGTTCTGTCTACTGTTTCAGTTACTGCGTTTGAAGCAACTGATTGAACTATATTACTAAATAATTTACCTAAACCTAACACAGTTGCAGTCATTGCAACATATGTTGCAGGTGCTGCTCCAGCTGTTATACTTGTTATATGACCGGATGAGTTTGTTACTATTGAAGATGGATAAGCATATGTTCCTGGCGTACCAAATGTATTATGATCAATAACTAAATCATCTACAGCAGCAGCAGTAGTCGTTATAGCTAACCCACCTACAAAGTTTGCAGTATTACCATTACTAATTAGTTGACTTGGTCCACCATCTCCTGTTAAAGTCCAATCAGTCATAAATGGATCAACAGAAGTAGTTGTAGCAATAACATGTCCTGTACTATTAGTAGTAATGCCAGTTAGATTAGTGTAAGTTCCAGCTGTACCAAAAGGATCATGGTTAATAGTTACTGTATCTGGATTAGTTACTATTGAACTTAATGCTATACCACCTGCAATAGTTGCAGTATCACCAGAGTTAACAACTTGTGTTGAACCTGTGTCTGCTGTTAGTGTAAATCCATTATAAAGACCTGGTATTTGACTAAGTTCTCTTTTATATACATTGTTATCAGTTCTATCACTAAATAAGAACCAATCTTCATTTGTAGGATTTACTATTGGTCTTATGTTAATACAGTTGTCAACACCTAAATAATCAATATCAAAATTTACTATTGAACCTAGTGTTGAAGTAGACATACCTTCACCACCTTGAAAATCAACAATATTTGTAGAATTAACAGTAATATTTGCTCCTGTATCTGCTTCAGCTACCCATGTATATGCAGCTGCTCCATTAGAAACAAGAGTTAATCTACCTTGTTGGTCTACTGTAAGAGTAGCATTTGTATAAGTACCTGGAGTCACTGCTGTATCATCCAATGTAATGGTTACTGTATCTGGAGCTGTAACTGCTGTAGTCATAGCTGTTCCTCCTGCAACAGTAACTGTATTTCCTGAATTAATTGTTTCAGTTCCACTATCTCCTGCTAATAACCAACTAGCGTAATAACCTGGAAAATCTATAAATCTAGTTTTATAAACATTATTATCAGTAATATCATGAAAAGCAAACCAATCATCAATAGTAGGAGTAGCAGTTGGTCTTAAGTATATATAATTATCTACACCTAAATAATCTACCTCTACTGTAGGTTGTGGTCCACCTCCATTAGTAACAGTAATTCCAGGTCCAGCTAATACATCTGTTACATCACCCGTTGGTATTGTTGGAAACGTAACTAAATCACCTGCACCGTTTATATATTGATTAATAGTACCTGCCCATGTAAAATCTATAGCTGGAGTAGTTGTAGGATTTGTAACAGCTACATCTAAAGCATCCCCTGTTGTTGAAGCTGATACAGTTGTAACTGTTCCTAAATTAGTTCCTGTAGGTGTAATCCACTGTCCATCACCTCTATAGAAGGTTGTAGCACTTGGAGTACCCCCGGCATTTATAAGACCTATTGTCATATCTCCAGCACTAATTGCTGAGTCAGTTTCAATACCAGCACCACCTGCTGTTAATAATCCTTTAAATAGTAAAGTAGCTCCTGAAGCTACACTTATGTCTGTACCTTCATCTGAATCTGCTATCCATGGTGAATATGAAGGATTTGCTACCCAAGTACCATCTCCAGCTAAAACTGTTGATGCTGTACCTCCTGTTGGAACAAAACCTATATTGGTTGTTCCTGCATATATGAATGGGTTTATTGTTGATGTTCCACCAGCTACATTGGTTATTGTTAGTGGTACACCAGTTGAATTAGCCGTTCCTCCTATAGCTAAACTTATAACTCCATTATTTGTTATTAAAAACTCTCCCGCTCCAGTTATAGGGTTGGTCCCTGAATTCATTGCTATAGTAATACCAGTTCCTGCTGCTGCACCAACTGATGTTACTGTTCCGCCTGTACCAGGAAAATCTGATATTAATGCTTTTTTAACTGTGTCATCTGATACATCACTAAACCAAAAATAATCAGCTGCAACTGGCACATCTGTTGCTGCAAGTAATATTATATTATTTAAACCTACATAATCTACATTTACAACAGGCGCAATTGTAGCTGTACCTGTAATAATAATTCCATCTCCTGCTGAAACACTTGTTACAGTCCCTGCACCACTTCCAGTAGAATCTATTAAGATTGAACTTCCTGAATCAGTTAAAGTAATATTAGTTCCTGCCTTTAACTTAACAATATCTGCGGGCCCTGCTGAAGCAACTAATCTAATATCTGCATCTGAACCATTCTGTACTGAATCTAAATCATATGTTGTATTAGTATCTATAGGTATTGTAACTGTTTTAGTATTTACACCAGTAATGTGACCTTGTGCATCTGAAGTAATTGTATCTATAGCAGTAAAAGTTCCACCACCCGGAGGAGCAGTTACTGAAGTAGTGTCTGTTCTTGTAGTGTCATCATGTATTACTTCTATAGTATCTACTACTGATCCAACTGTAGATATTTTAGTACCTCCTTCAATTATAATTGTTTCACCATTTGTAATTGTATGAGTTACACCAGTTTGTCCTCTTAAGAAAAAAGAACTCATTGTTCCAAAATTTATAGCAGTTAATATACCTGCACCATTGATGTATTGATCTGCATTACCTGTATATTGTAAATTAAATGTACCAGTTGTAGTAATAGTATGTGTAGTACCTCCATTAACTGTAATAGCGTCACCATCTATTGTAGTAGTTATACTAGTTACAGTACCTGTTCCACCACCACTTGCGCTAATTGTAACATTGTTAGCACCATTATCTACTAAAGATATATTTGTACCTGCAACTAACTTTACTATATCTATTGAAGCATCTGACCCTGTAAGAACTAAATCTACATTACCAGCATTCTGAGCACTGGTATAGTCATAAGTTGTATTCCCTGCTCCATTAATAGCTGCACCTAAAATTAAAGTAGAAACTAAAGTTTGTTCTAGTTTAGGTAAGTAGGCCATTACATTTAATGAACTATCTTGTTTTGTAGATAGAACTAGATAATCATCTTTATCTAAAATATAAGGTATTGGTGCATATTTCTTCTTGGCAAATAATCCAAGAACATCTTGTAGTAATGATCCCATTTTTTTTGTATTATAAGTACAGTGCAGACAGCTTTACGCTGGTTTGCAATGAACATGTTATTAATATGTTTCCGTCAACATCATTAAAGGCATCAACTTCAAAAGGCCCTAAAAAACCTTCTTCTCCAGCCGCTAAGCTGAGTACTGCATTCTCTTTCTTCAATGTTCCTAGTAATGGATCTACAACTGTAGTTACCACTGGTAAAACCGTGGCAGTTATTGCTGCTGCATTTCCATTCTCAATATGAAAAAATTGAATTGCTGTGTTAGCCAATTTATCTCCTGCTGCTTCTGGTGTAACCGTTGTAGGTATTAATCCAGATTGAGTTATTTTTTGTGCTATTATTGTTGCCATAATATATTTTTATTAACTATTTCTATATCCATTTTTAAATGCCTTTGACTGAACAGGTTCTGCTGCTCTAGTACTTGACTGAGGGATGTTCACACCTGCTTTTGCTAAAACCTTTCTTCTTTTAACTGACTTTCTATTTTTAGCTTGTTGAATTGCTTGAGGAATTGTAGTAGGGTTATAATACCCATTTTGTACTTTTCCATCTCCTATTGGGAAAGATATTTTTTTCTTCATTGTTTTATTTTTTATTTTTTCATTTTACTTAAAGTTATAGCAAGTCTAGCTCTTTGTGCCGTCTTACCACTTCCTTTTGCTTTTTCTTTGAGCCAGCTTTTCTTAATTGTACCATCAGCTTTAATAGCACCTGCTCTTTTTGCAGTAGCTGTTAATGATCCAGGTTTCTTAATTGCTCCTTTAATCCAATTCTTTTTTTTAGCTGGCATAATACTTATTATTTCTTATAAGCTCTACGTGCAGTTTTTCTAACTTGACCTTTCTTAGTACCACCACCTTTTGCATAAACACTCATTACATCTGTAGTACCCATAGTACCACCCATTTTTGCAAATCTGTCTACCATACCTACACGTGGATTATCCATTTGTGAAGGTGGTATAAATGCATCACCATCACCTATTGTTGTTCTACCACCATTGTTCATTTTTTTCTTCATAATTTCTAAATTTTATTTATTATTTTTTTTTACTTTTTCTAATGATCTACCACCAAAGTAGGCACCAATCACTGTAATTAATACTAATTGTAATAAGTCTGTCCATTTAGCTTCTACTACAAACTCAATCACACCAGCATCTATAAATATTAATAATACTGTAGATACTACCAGGAATATTAATGTCATAGGTCTAACGTTCTTAGATAACCAAGAATCAGAATTCATATCTGAAGCCCAGCGGGATGATATTTCTTTCTCCATGTCTGTTTCATACTTAGAGATTAATTCTTTTACTTTTAATTCAGCTGCAAGCTTCTCTTCTTTAGATGTATGTAAGTTATCTAAAACCCCACCTACGCTTTTTACAAGTTCAGTAGCTCCTGTTGAAAATATTTTACTTAATATAGACATTAGCTTCCTTTGTTTTTAACAACTGATAAACTCCAGCTGACATTTAATAAATCTGTATCTTGTGCACCTGCAAAGTTAAACCCAAACATTATATACCCAAATGTACTAGCAGTTGTAAGTGTACAAGTTAACCTAGCACATTGAAATTGACTTTGATCACCAACAGGACCTACATTACCATTTATACTTGTTCCAGTAATTGGATCTCTCATAGTCACCGGCCATGGAGTAACATCTGCACATTCAAACCATCCTAATACTGCATTAAAAACTTGTCCACCTGATGGCCTACTATTAGTTGTCATAAAATCAAGAGCTATTGTATCTCCAATTGCTAAAGTTTTTCCTATAGGTATAGCAGAGAAAGTTGGTTCTTCAGGAATAATCCATCCACCTGCTGAACTAACAAATTTTGGTGCGTCTGTCCAATCAAGTACATAAGGTGAATATGAATGATCAACATTTGCTATAAGGGATCTTCCCATTACTTTATAATTGTTTCCAATCATTGCATTAGTTCCATCAGAATTTTGCTTATATTTCATAAATGCTTTACCAGAAGCCACAACACTTCTTACATCAAATGATTCCTGTATTAAATCTATTTCTGTAGTATTTGAAGTAATTAAAATTGAGCCATTGCTAGATGTTAATGATTTAAATTCTAAATCTACACCTGTTTTTTGTTTAAACACACCTGTTCCTGAACCAACATTAGATGCAGTATTTACTTCTCCACTACCACCACTAGAATATTGTGGAATATTTAAAATACCACCAACTAAAGTTGATGCTCCTGAAGTGCCTGTAGTAGTTAAACTTGTTACAGTCCCACCACCCCCAGTACTTTCTAGATTAATTTCATTTGAACTTTGAGTAATAGTTATTGAACTATTATTAGAAACTAATGATCTAAAATTTAATGTTTCTCCTACTTTATCTTTCCATATACCAAAACCTGTACCTACATTAGCTGCAGTATTTGGTTCACCAGTAGTTGTAATTTCTATATAATTATCATCTGCTGACTGAGCAAGAGTAAGGTTGCTACTTAATGATTTCAGAGACCTGAAATAGACAGTACATTCTTGTGTTATAGGATCTATAACAGTTTTTTGATATACTTGTCCGGTGCCAGAAGCTGGAACTACAGGAGAGTTAGCATGGGCACAATGGGTAGCAGCAACCTTAAAATCTCCTACCTTAATTAATTTAATACTTCTATATGGTATAGGAGATGCTACCCCTGTCATATCTGGTTCTTCATTAACTCCTAGTACCAAATAATCATCTAAACCTGCCGTCTTGGCAAATATACCTCTCCTTATTAAACTTAATACGTCAGTTAAAATATTCATTATCCACTATATGTATTATGAGTACTTCCTCCTAATTTATAAGCTTGCTTCTTTTCCTTACCGTGTCTTGCTTTAACCACTCTTTCAGCATTACCGCCTTTTCTCATTTTTTCAGTAACACTACCCATCATCATTTCATCTAACTCACCGCCAGACCTCATTAAAAGTTTAGACTTTTGTCTAGACATTTTTTGCATTGGTAAACAACTCTTTTTTTTCATTTTTTTCAATTAAAAATCTAATTATTTCTTTTTTGATTTTTTACAACCTTTTTTATCACACTGACATAAACATACTTTGCCAAAAGTTACCCATTTAATAAACAAACAAATATTTTTCATTATTTTTTTCTTTAAGTTTTTTATCATTATAACATGTTTTATACTACTATATAATAATATACAAATTTTGTATCACTTAAGCAACTGATTAACATATATAAATACTATCTTTGTATTGTCTATTACACAATTGTATATATATAATATATAAAATTTACTGTTTAGATTTTTGTGTTACAGCTAATTTTATTACATTATATATACCTATCAGCTACATTTCTTATCTGTGGAAGTGCAGCTATTTTAACCCTTTATTTAAAAATTATTATGAAAATAAGCAACAAGATTCTAAGTGATATTACTATCCATATGAAATACGCAAAATATTTACCTGAAGTACAAAGAAGAGAGACATGGACTGAACTTGTTGACAGAAACAAAGCTATGCACATTAAGAAATATCCAAGCATAGTTGATGAGATTACTAAAGCATATAAATTTGTATATGATAAAAAAGTTTTACCATCAATGAGGTCAATGCAATTTGGTGGTAAACCTATTGAAATAAGCCCTAATAGAGTTTATAACTGTGCTTATTTACCTATAGATAACATTCACTCATTTAGTGAAACTATGTTTTTATTACTTGGTGGTACAGGTGTTGGTTATTCTGTTCAACAACATCATGTTAATCAATTACCTCCTATTAACAAACCATATGATAAAAGATTCAAAAGATATTTAATTGGAGACTCAATTGAAGGATGGGCTGATGCTATTAAAGTATTAATCAAGTCTTATCTTAATGGTAGGTCATCTAAGATTATATTTGACTATTCTGACATTAGAGCAAAGGGTGCAAGATTAGTAACATCAGGTGGTAAGGCTCCTGGACCTCAACCACTTAAAGAATGTTTATTAAAGCTTGAAGGTATATTAGATTCTAAAGATGATGGTAGTCAGTTGTCCAGTTTAGAAGTTCATGATATGGTTTGTCATATTGCTGATGCTGTATTAGCTGGTGGTATTAGAAGAGCGGCTTTGATTAGTTTGTTTAGTGCTCATGATGAAGAAATGATTTCATGTAAGACTGGAGACTGGTGGGAAAAAAATCCACAAAGAGGTAGATCAAACAACTCTGCAGTATTAATGAGACATAAAATAACTAAAGATTTCTTTATGGGTCTATGGAAGCGTGTTGAACTATCAGGAGCAGGTGAACCTGGAATATATTTAAATAATGACAAAGATTGGGGGACTAACCCATGTTGTGAAATTGCATTAAGGCCATATCAATTCTGTAATCTTTGTGAGGTAAATGTTTCTAATATAGAATCACAAGAGGATCTAAATGAAAGAGTTAAAATGGCTGCATTCATTGGTACTCTTCAAGCAGGTTATACTAATTTTCATTATTTAAGAGAGATATGGCAAAGAACAACAGAGAAGGACGCACTTATAGGTGTGTCAATGACAGGAATAGGGAGTGCCGCTGTGCTCCAGCTGGATATGAAGGAAGCTGCAAGTATAGTAAAGAGAGAAAACTCAAGAGTAGCAAAACTGATAGGGATAAACAAAGCAGCAAGGACAACATGCGTTAAACCTGCAGGTACTACATCATTAACATTAGGTACAAGTTCAGGTATTCATGCTTGGCATAATGACTTCTATATCAGAAGAATGCGTGTAGGTAAAAATGAATCAATCTATAATTACTTAAGCATCAATCATCCAGAGTTATTAGAAGATGATTACTTTAGACCTCATGATACTGCATGTATTAGCATTCCACAATCAGCACCTAAAGGTTCTATACTTAGAACTGAGTCACCTTTTCAATTACTTGAAAGAGTTAAGAAAGTTGCTACTGAATGGGTGAAGCCTGGACATAGAGCAGGATCAAATACTCATAATGTATCTGCTACTATTTCTTTAAGAGATCATGAATGGGATGCTGCTGGAAAATGGATGTGGGATAACAGAGAATACTATAATGGTTTAGCTGTCTTACCTTATGATGGTGGAACATATATTCAAGCTCCATTTGAAGATATTACAGAAGAGAAATATAATGAATTAATAGAATCTCTAATGGATATTAATCTAGATAATGTAGTTGAAATAGAAGATAATACTGATCTTAAGGGTGAACTAGCTTGTGCTGGTGGGGCCTGTGAGATTGTATAAACTATATTTTAGAGTGTTCTAGCTGTGAAGGTTAGTTTTTATCCTTTCCTTTTCTTATTTCATATATTCTAACTAGATTGAGAATTATACCAGTAAGAACTAGAGTCATTGTAAGAATTGTACTAAAGTCCATCACCATCCCTCCTGCTCCTGCCACTGTTGTAAGATTTGCAATGGAGTCTTTTGTTTCTGCTAGCATAATGTCGTATTTGTTTATATAATAATATAGTCAATTTTTAGTTAAATATAAAATAAACTAACTATAAAGTTTAAATTTATTTAATATAGAAATCATCATTAATTAGATAAGAATCCCACTTCTGTATAGAATATACTATAGGAACTACATCTGCAAAGTTTTTATAAATTTTAAGTTTACCAGCTCTATCTCCATTTTGATATACATAACTAGAATTAGCTTGAAATCCTTCTTTACCTTGTATCACTCTAACAAACGGTGCTGATAGTGACATGCTTGCTAACTCAGCCATTTCTCCTAATGTTCTAGTAGCTGCTATAGGTGAATCAAACATTTGATATTGCTGTACTACTCCCGCTGGTGTTGGACTAAACAAAACTAATTCTTTAAACGTTCTATCTCCTTGATACTTTACTATATTTTTAAATCTTTTAGTTAGATCACTATCATCATCATCACCTGCTAACATACTATCTAACATAGTGCTTATAAAATAAGTAGATAATATAATTCCTATTTCACCCATTGTTCTATAAAAACCAAATAATTTATTTTGAGCTCTTTGATCTGCATTACCTCCTTTACCATCAGCCCCATAGTGTTCCATAAATCCTTTACCATAAGTATTAAATTCTTTATTACCTAAGACCAATTGTTGTTTTGTGTATGCCATAAACTTCCACCAAGATAAATATCTACCTTCCATCCAACCTAAATTTTGGTCAAAGTATTCTCTTGCATATCTTGCTCTAACTGCTGGAGCAACCCACTTTTTAAATTGCACTGCTAATTTTCCTAAAGTATAACCTTGAATAACCATCCTATCTTCTTTAGCGTAACTACCATGAATTTGTTTATTTACTTCACGTATTTTATTTCTTAAATCATATCTTACTTGGTCTGTATAAGGTACTTCTTTTCCAATCAACTGTCCTGGAGCTTTTATTATTGCTGTATCATAACCTTTTTTGAGTACATTTGTGTGTGTCTTAGCATCATAATCAAAAGCATCATAGTATGATAATGTTTCTCCTGTAGTACTATTCTTCATAGTAGTATCCATCAATACAGCCATACCAACTTTAGTTTGTACATTATATTCAGCTGCATCTTGCATGATATAACCCCACTCTGAAGCTCTTTCAAACCAACTTTTACCTTCTGATGTTGATGCTTCCTGTTCACGTAAATCAGTCATTTTATCCATCATCCTTAGTGAGTCAACAAATGCTTCATACTTACTATTTGGTTTTTTAGCATCATAATCTGATTCTTTTAATCCAGGAATTATACCTAAAGTTACTACATCAGTAAGGTCTGTAAGTCCATGACCTGTTCTAGATACTAAATCTGGCAGAACTCTTCTATGGAATTCTTTATTTGCTCTTAGGTATGCTTTTCTACTATAAAATCTAGCTCCAAGAAGTTCAATATTATTATTAACTCTACCAATAACGTAATTATTAAAGTTACCAAAAGGATTAAAGGCTACATATGCTAAAGAAGATAATTGGACTACACTTTCTGATATCTTATCAAAAGCACCTTTGGTTATCATTTCATTATCATAATAAACCATGTTCATCCATTTCTTTGCTCTTCGTATTGTATTGTCAGAAGAGTTAATGTTTCCCATCTTAGTACCTACATTTCTAACTATTTTACCAGCTTTCTTAGAAACTAATTCTAATCTTGACTCAGCAGGTTGATATTTTCTTTTTTCAATTACTTGGACCATTGCCTTAAGAGTATCATCTATAGAACCCATTGTTTCATAATTTTGTGCCATTGCACTAAATTTTAATAAACTGTTTGGCATATCTCTACTCACCTGTGATTTAGTAGGAGTAGCTCTTAATCTAGCTAACTTACCGTTTAGTACAGCTTTTTTACTATCATAGTTATCTTTTGTAATTTTTCCAGCTTTATATTCAGATTTTAATGCTGAAACTTCTTTTAAAACATCTGACATTTCATTTTCTGTTCTAGCTCTACCAACATAATATACAGGCATACCATTAATTATGTTTCCGTTTTCATCTAGTTGGACACCTCTTTGTTCTGAAGTTTGTTTAAATATATCCCATGCATTATTACCAATAGTATTAGCATACATTTTATTCCATAAACTGGTTTTACCAGCCATGTCATTTATAAGATTATTTTTAACTAGAGGAACTCTACCTAACATGTCATTCATTATTCCTTCAGGTAACTTCTTTAATAAGTCTTTTTCAAACATGTTTACAAACAACTCATAGAATTCTTTTTGTGCTACTCCTAATGCAGTTGTGGGATTCATAATGGAATCATACTGTTCACTACGCATGTTTTCACCTTTGCTAGATACTTCTTTGGCTTTTCTATATTCTACTTTAGGTGGACGGAATCTTTCATCTCTTACAATAGCTCCTGTTGGTTCTCCATTTACTCTTACAGCTCTTGTATATTGTATATTATCAAAATACTTTGATTCAAACTTTGCATACTCGGCACCACTAATACCCGGCTTTCTTTCCCAAAATACATATTTATTTGCTTCACCGTTAGAAATAAAGTACTCATACTTATTACGTTCATCTATAAATTCTTGTGTGTAATAATGATATTCTCCATCAACTCTATTACCATATTCATCTATTTCTTCTGCTCTAAAAAAATCTCCTAATGCAGCTTTTTTATTTGCTAGATCAATGTTATATTCTATATCTTCTTGTGTGGCATCCTCTAAGTTTTTTATTTCTCTATACTGGTATGGATTTGCATCATTGTCATAAAGTACATTTCTTAATGCTTCTTGTTTATCACTATATTTTTTACCAATTTTTGTAACATACATTCCATCAAATTCTCCATTTGAATCAAATTGTAAAAAATAATCCCATGCTCTTTCTTTATCTTTTACTTCAGTTAACTTTAATACTTTATTTGCTGCTTCTCTTATTATTAATTCTCTTTCTCCTACTCTATCTAATAATTCTTGTTTCTTAGCTTTAAACATTTTATCCATAACAGCAAGAATAACATCTGGAGAAGTTGACATATCTCTAACATTATAATCTGCTCCTGTAATATCAGTGGCTTCTTTCATCAGTAACTGTAACATCTCTTCTGTGAAGTGACTTCCCTCTACACCATACTCATTACTTGACCTAGTTCTTATTTGTTCCATTACAAAACTATCTATGGCTGTATTTATTAAACCTGGATTATTAACATCTTCACTACCTAGTTTAGTTAATTCTATTTTTAAAGAAAGAATTAATGATCTTTGAGTTGCATTTAATTCTCCAGATTCACTAACACTATGCAATCCCCTAAAGGTTTCTTTAAATCTACTAAAATTTAATACATATGTAATAAATTCTGGCTTATTTATATTTTTAGGATCACTTACATAATCTGAAAAAGATCTTATTTGTTTTAATGCATCCTGTAATAATTCAGAAAAAGCAGTTGATCTAGCTATAGGACCCTCACTTTTTGCTATTGTAATAAAAGCAATTGTCATAGCAATTTGATCTAGCTCAGCATCTTGAGTCTTATCCATATAGATTTGACTTTTGATTGTTTTTATTGCATCTTTTTTATCTAATAATGCTACTTGATAATTATCTAATGCACCAGTTATAGTATTATATTCAGGATGTACTAAAGGATCTATAACATCTTTAACATTTAAATCAGGATCATTTATATCACCTTCATATAATTTATCTTCTTTATTTTCTGTAGCTCTTTTTAATTTAGCTGCCTCAACATTAACACCAAGTGATGGCACTAACATATTTACCATATCTATATTTTGAGATATAGGATGTTCTATCCATGCGTCAGCCTTTATCTTACCATTAAATTTTTGGTTTTTACCTTTACCAGATATATCTGCTACTAAATGAAATGTTGATGCTGCATAATCTCCTTCATAAACATCATACCCCATATTTTCAAACATTCTTCTATAGATATTTACTTGAAGATTATGTTGACCCCTTGTAGATAATTTATCTATACCTTTTTGTTTTAATAAACTTTCTTCAGATAAAGTCCATTCTTTATCATAATATTTTGTTTGTTGTCTCCCAGCTCTAGTGTCTGTATGAGTATAAGAACTCAATGAATTTTTAGTAGTTTTTAAATCTACTATTTTTATTCTACCATGCTTATCTATAATTACTAAATCTGCTGTACCAGCTGTTTTAGTTGCTTCATCAAATACAACAACTTGTGATAAAGCTACTGAACCTTCAGGCATAATATTAGCTAGAGTAGTTTCTAATGTATTAAATACATTTTTTGCTACATTAATATCTAAAACATTCATTTCAGAAAATACATCTTCAACAGTTTTATGAGTAACCAGTGCATCTAATAAAGTATCCACATCATTCCCAATATCTAGATTAAGTTGAACATCCTCTTGATTCTTAAGCTTCCCTTTAATTTGTGTAGTAACTGATGTATATATTTCTCCACTAGTTATATCAATATATGTATGGTCTGATTTATTAAGAGTTACAATTATATTTCCAGTGTCTCTTACATTAGCTGATAAAGAATCTATTTCTTGTTTGCTTTTAGATGCTTGATGGAATAATTTATTGATTATCTCAACTTGTAATCCATTTGCTTTACCAAGAGCTTGATTAATTTGTTTTTGTTTATCTGGAGATAAGTTATATCTAACTTTACCATCTACTTTACTCTCTAATTTGAACTGTATTCCTTCAGTATTTAAAAGTTTGGCTATATCACTAAAGTTAGTGTTGGCATTAATGTCTCTAACAGATAGTGGTTTACCAGTAAGATATTCATTAAGATTATTTATTACATTCATAAACCATTCTAATGCTTCTTTTACTTTATTTAAAAAACTTATACTAGGAGTATTTTCATATTCCTGGTTAAAGTGTCTAGATAAAGCTTGTGTTACAATTTCCAAATCTCTTTCTATACTACTAAACTTACGCACCTTTTCATTATATCCTGCAATAATTTCTTGAACCATCTTAGGAAAAGTCAAGCTTGCTTCAGCTAGTAACCCATCAAATAATTCTGAGTTATCTTTTTTAATTGCATCTATAAATGGGTGTAGTATTTCCTCAATTGCTGTTTCATCAGTAACTCTACCTTTAATTAAATATGCTGTCCCATCAACATAGAATGAATTTACTTGTAAAAACTTCACCTTATTTTTTTTCCAGTCAGGTAAAGAATTATATAAGGTTGATCCTTCAGCAACTGACAACATTTTAACATTTATCTGAGGGAATATTCTTTTAAGATGCATTACAACTTCCCTTGCTCTAGGAGTATCCCATGATCTTGAAGACTCTAGTATATCTGTAGCAGATAATAAATTCTCATTGACAGTAAGTTTATATGACTTGGCTGTTCGTTCTAAAGATACTGACTCAGCAGGAATATTATTTAATCTTAAATATCTATATAATCTTTTTACATTAGATTCTAAAACTACAGAACTATATTCTTTAACTTCTTTAGTAGAATTATTTATTAAAAAATTCTCACCTAATATATGGCCTATTCTCTCTCTATTTAAGTTATACAATAAACTTTTAGCAAACGCATCTTTCTTAAGGGAGAAGGCAATTTTTTGATTATTAACAAACTCACCAGCTTGTACTATTGTAGGAAATACATCTGTATTATTTAAGTCTTGCCATGACGTTATAATATTATTAGTATTAAGTTCAGTTTTATAAACTGATTGTAATGCTTTGTATTCTGCTGTATTTTTATTAGGACATCTAGCCATTGCTTAAATTATTTTAATATACATTTTTTGATGTTGTCAACAAACTCTTTTTGATTTACTTCTTCACCTTTACTTTCATACTTCATAGTATTCTGATATTCTTCTATCATACTAGATAAAGGAAATAAATTATTATCCATCATTATACTTCTATTAGAGCCATCTTTTATTAACTCATCATATTGTTCAGCAAGATAGGCATATTTTGTAACTTCGCTAGTAATTTCTGATTCAAATAAATCATACTGTATTCGTTCTTTAGGATCTAGTACAGGTAATGTTTCATCTACTTCAGATACTACCTCAGCTCTATTTATTTCATCTGCTATTTCATCTTGTCTACTTAATAAATCAGAGAGTAAAGCTTTGGTATCACTTATGTTAACAGCTTTATCTTCTTTATTAACTTTAACTTTTACTTCTTTTTCATTAGCAATAATAGTAGTAGTATCACTTTTTAATACATCTTCTTGAATTTGTTTATTACTAGACTCTTCAGCAAATGTAATAGTTTCTAAACTACTTTGTTGTGTTGATTGAGCACCACCCAATTCACTTCTAACTTCCATTAAAAGTTTAGGAAATAATTTTCCCCATTTACTTTTATCTTGTATATGAGTTAAAGTAGCATTACCTGTAGCAAGAAGTTTTTGTAAAGCATCTAGATTTTGTTCAAAAGATTCACTTATTAATTCTTTCATTATATCTGAAGAATTTATATCCCATCCCTTCACATCTAAACCTTTTATTTTTTTACCTAATGCTTTAGCTTGTGTACCAGTAGCAGTCTGAAGTTCCATTCTAATAGAATCATTAGCTGCATTAGTATCTCCACCTGCCCAATTTGTTTTAGCATATTGAAATGCAGCTTCTACATTCTTAAATGTAATTCCTATTTGGTCTGTAATTGGACGTTCAGCAAAATTACTTAAGTTAGCATTCTCATTTGTTCCTGCATATATATTTATTGTCTCACTACTTTGTTGTGTTGGTTTATTAACCTGAACAGATTCTAATAACATTTCTTCAGTCATGCCTGATCCTTCCTCTCCATTCTTATTATTTACAAAGGCTCTCACCTGTTTATATGTTAGTCTATTTCCAAACATAAATCCTCCACCCCATTGTTGGTTAGATCCCATTGAATCTATTCTTGTATATACTCCTTCAGA